GTAAGGACTCTAACAGGTACTGAGCGTGATGCCTTTGAGCAGAGCATGGTAGCTAAAAAGAACAAGCCTAATCTTGCTAATGTAAGAGCTAGATTTGCTGTTTTAACTATATGTGATGCTGAGGGCAAAAGATTATTTACTGATGCTGATGCTGAGGTACTGGGTAGCAAGTCTGCAAGTGCTTTAGATCGTGTATTTGAAGTAGCCCAGCGATTAAATGGGTTTAGTGATGCTGATTCTCAAGAACTAGCAAAAAACTAACTAGCCGTCCTGAGAGGCGGTTCTATTTTCAACTTGCATTAGCATTAGGAATGACTGTTAGAGAATTGCTTGCTAGGATTGATTCTAAAGAGCTTTCTGAATGGATGGGTTACTTTGAGCTTAATCCATTTGGAAGCGTTAGGGATGATTTACAGGCGGGTATTATTGCTTCTACTATAGCAAATGTACATAGGGGTAAAAATGATAAATCATTTACACCCTCAGACTTTATGCCTTATATGGAAAAACCTCAGCAAAGCGAGGATGATATGCAGGCTGTAATGGAATTATTGGCGGGTAAAAATGGCAACAGTAGGTAATCTATTTATAAATGTAAAAGCTCGTACGGCTGGATTTTCTAAGAAAATGAAAGGCGTAAGAGCCACTATAGGGCGGCTAGGTACTGGTTTAGCAAAAGCTGGTAAAAAGCTCGCCCTTTTTGGTGCAGCTCTAGGAGCAGTTGCTTTAGGTGCTATTGTTGCTTTAACTAAAAAAGGTTTAACTGCTGTAGACACTATGGCAAAACTTGCCCAGAATATTGGAGCTAGTGTTAAATCTATTCAAAGCTTAAGACATATGGCAACGCTGGGAGGTGTTTCTGTAGAGAAAATGGATAAAGCCGTAAGCAAAATGGTCAGGGGTATTGGTGAATCTGCTGTATTTGGTATAGGTGAGGCTAATGATGCTTTTAAAGAATTAGGTTTATCTGCTAAAGATTTAGAAAAAGATAACCCTGATGTTGCTTTTGGCAAAATTGCAGATGCTATAAATAATGTATCTGGCAAAGCTAGACAAGGTGTACTAGCCTATAAAATCTTTGGGCGTGCTGGGCAAGAATTATTAACCACTTTAAGCGGTGGATCTTCAGCAGTAACTAAAATGAATGAAAAGCTAGAAACTTTAGGCGTAGTTATTGGCGATCGTCAGGCTCAGATGGTTGAAAAAGCTAATGATGCATGGGCAGACATTAAATTAGTTTTTGAGGGTTTAGGTAATCAACTTGCTGTAAACTTTGCACCAATATTAATAGAAATTGCAAATAAATTAATAGACTTTGTTAAACAAGCTGGCGGTATGAGTAAAGTAGCAGAATTTATAGTTAAAGCTTTTATGTATGTTGGGGCATTTGTTTTAGATGTTATTAACATTATGAAAATTGGATGGCATGGTTTTAAAGCAGCTGTTTTAACTGCTTTTGGTGTAGCTATAGAATTTGTAGGTATAGCAGTAGAAAAAATGGCTAATATTTGGAATAAAGGCCTTGGTTTGATGAGAGCTGCTACAGGTACTTTTATGACTGCTACAGGTAAACTATTTGGTTTAGCTGGTGAGCAAATTTCTAAATTAAATAAAGAAGTAGGCTTTTATGTAAAAATGATGGGGTTAGCAAGTCAATTAGAAGGACGTACTCAAACAGATTTAGGGTTAGCAGATTTTACTAAAAATTATAAATCTGAGTTAGCTGATTTTTTAAAAAGCATTGGTACAAATATACAAGATCAAGGAACTGATGCAGCTGAATTAATGTTAGATTTAATAGAAAATGGTTTTAGTATGGGTAAAGTGCCTAAAGCTTTTGAAGATATGATAGCTAAGCATTTAGGAGAAGGCTTTGATAAAGCAAGTGCAGACGGGTTACAATTAGAAGCACCAGATTTAAAAGGCATAATACATAACCTACAAACTGCTATCGGTGGTTTTAAAGTTGAAGGTGATCAAGGCATTAAACTACAGCAAGAGCAATTAAGCGTAGAAAAAAGCCAATTGAATACATTGAATCAAATGAGAGAGGCTCTAGCGGTAGGAGCAATATTAGTATGACCATACAAGTAAAAGAATTGCAGGGTAGTAAAAAACTTAGACGGCCAAGCGGTGGCGATAGATCAGCTGAGAGAAGTTTTATTGTCTATGATGATGAAGGCGTAATACCTACAATTGATGATATTTTATTAGCTCCTGGAATGCCTGTTATAAACCAATCTCACCCAGATAATAGTAGTTTATTTGCTACAGGTTATAACTTTAGTTTAAATCCAGATAGGAATAATACTTGGAATGTAACTTGGGAGTATACGCCCTTTGTGGTTGCTGATACTAATGAAGATGAAGAGCCTTTGGACCAAGACAACCAACAAACTTCTGATGCTTTTTCTGTTTCAATATCTCAGACGATTATAGATATTTGGCGTACTAATCCTACGATACCTAGCAATACTGATAGCCCAGGCGCTGCTACTGATATAGGCGGGGATGAAGTACATGAGCGAGGTTTAGCAATATCAAAGGCTTTATCTATTGCTAATATTTCAATAACTAAAACTATTGTTACGCCTAATTTTAATGCTGGTGGATTGTTAAATAATGTAACCAAGCGTAATAATGCAGTATGGTTAGGTTTGCCAGCAGGATCTGTATTATTTAAAGGGGTTAATATTAATCGTACTCAGCCTAATACATACTCTGTAAGTTATGAATGTGCTTACGATAGCGATTATCACTTAAGGCAAGTGCCAAAAAGAGCAGAGGATGGTAACCCAGAATTTGTAAGTACAGCTAGCCCTACTTTAGATGTATATTTTAGACAGCCATTTCCAGATACAGTAAGCTTTAACTTTATACCTAACCCATGAATTTATACCCTTCTATAACTAAAGGTGCTGGCAAGCTAACCCCTAGGCTGTGGGATCGTCTAATGAAAATGCTTAGATGGTATGAAAGCGAAGAAGCCAAAGAAACATCTAACAACTTTTTTAATCGTCCACAATTCTTAGCTAAGATTACTGGCTCAGCTTTAATATCTGGTGAGGCTAATAGATATAACTATACTTTTGCTGAGGTAGTATTAGATATTACTCATGGTTTTGCAGCTAGAACTGGTGGGCAAACTGGAAGTACAGCATTAAATTTATGTGAAATGAGCAATAACGCTAATAACGTTGCTCCAGCAGTTGATATGAATGGTGCAGCTTATCCTTCAGGGTTTACTATGCGACCAATAGGAAGCTGTATAGATTCTGTTCAATTAGATGTAATTGTTATGATGTATAACTTAAGAGATGTAAACGGTAATTTAAGGCAAGTATTTGCTTTAGCCAATACTCATGATGGTACTTGTTCATGACTGGGGTAAGAAGAGCTAACTGTAGTTGCTGTACCCCTACTGGTGTAGATAAATGCGGAGCTAGTCAAGGTGCTTTAAGTGGCTGTACTACTACTACTAGCAGCTGTGCCTCTACTTATGCTGTTTCATTAAGTTTAAGCTCTTTTACTTCTAAAAGAAATTGCGGTACTGAATCTGAGCCAGATTGTATAGATTCCATAATTTACCCAGCATTATCTGAAACTATAACAGTTACTCAAGTACCTACTAATAAATGTATTTATACTGGTGAATTAGATATAAGTAGTGGATCACCTACATGGACTAGTACTCTTTGCCCTAGCGATACAGGTAGTGCTAATACTTACAGCTGGGAAAAAATTAATGTAAGAGTTGAAAATCAGATGACTAATGTATTAACAGGCGCACAATTACAGCCTTGTACTAAATGTGGGGCTGGTGTTGGCTGTGCTGGAATTGCTATAGGAATTGAAGTAGTTATAAATAATGATACTACTGGTGGTACATTTAGTAAACTTTTTAGTGTTACGTATTTTTCTCATTGTCTTAGTGGTACTTGTTCTGATAATTTAACACCCTGCTATAATTATTATAGTACAGTAGAAAATTTTAAAACTGAATATATTGAATGTACCTCAGCGAATAACAATTTTGATAATGAGTGTATATCTGATGGCTTTGGTTTTAGTACAGATTGTGCTACTAACGTACTTGGTAGATCACAATCAGATTGGAATTTTGGGGTTAGCATATCATGATTAAGTGTACACATTGGAAAGATTGCGGTTTAAATGGTGCGGGTTGTTGTTCAATTAATGAATATAAAAAACCTTCATTTGGTGTCTGTTTAAAAGTGTGTAAAAAGAATACTCACAAACCAAGCAAGGGTTTAGGGGATACGGTCGAAAAAGTAATTAAAGCATTAACTAAAGGCAAGGTTAAGCCTTGTGGTGGATGTAAAAAACGTAAAGAGGCATTAAATAAAATGATGCCATATAAGGATAATTAATAATGGCTACTAGAGAGTGGATTTCAACAAGCAGTACAGACTGGAATACAGCGGCTAATTGGTCAGGTACTGCTGTGCCTGTAGATACCGATGATGTATATATAACTTCTGGTAGTGTTAATATTGCTGGTTTTGATGCCTCAGCAACACAGCTCAACAGTTTAACAATAGGTAGTAAATATACTGGTACTATTGGTAGTAGTGGTACTAAATTAAAAGTAGATGCTACTACAGTTAATTTTAGCGGTAGAGGTGATACATATTTAGATGGTACTTATACTACTTTTACAGTTATGGACAGTGGACCAAATACCACAGCTCTTAATATATCTGATAGCACAATAACTACGCTTAGGGTATTAGGTGGCTCAGGTACTATAAATATTTCTAGCTCTACATTGAATACAACTATTGAGCAAATTGGAGCAGAAGCAGTAACAACTGTAATTAATGCAGATAACACTATTGGCGGATCATGTGCTTTAACTATTGATTCTGGAATAATGGAGCTAAAAGATGCTATACCTACTGTTACGTGTTATGGTGGATTGTTAGATATTGAGTTAGCAACTGGTACTATTACTACTCTTAATCAATATGGAGGTAGAATTAGATTTATACCTACAGCAAGCTGTACTATAACTACCTTAACTATTTATTCTGGCTTATTCGATAGTAGGGATTCTACAGCCCCTACATTTACAATTACTAATTCTACAATACATGAAAACGGTACATTAGACGAGCGATCAGGGCTAGAGAATGCAACATTTACTAACCCTATTTCTATTGAAGGCGGACAAGTTAGATACGATACTGGAAGAACGGTAACAATCTCATAATGGCAACTACTACAACTATCTACGCTGAAACTGATTCTTTTATTAGAAGTGATCAAGCTACTAATAATTTTGGCTCTAGTGGTGTACTGCGAGTTGGTCAGTACTCAGGAAGTAAAAAAAGGCATGGGGTATTTAAATTTGATGTATCCTCAATTACTAATCCTACTGATTTAGTATCTGCTAATTTTACTTTAACTGAACAATCTACATTTGGCTCAGTAACTAGGACCATGAAGCTAAGTAGATTAAATCAAGTATTTGTAGAATCTGAGGTAACTTATAATATTTCTGCCACTGGTACAGATTGGTCTGGTGGTGCTGGAGCTGCTGGGAATGCTGAAACTACTCAGCCTACATATAACGTATCTGTAGGTAATTCTGTAGGTAATCAAACTGTAGATATAAAAGATTTAGTGATAGATGCTATTAATAAGCGTTCTGGCATATTATGGTTAGTTTTATATTTAGATCCTGATGATACATCTACAGATGTTGGTAATAGCGTGTTTTATTCTAGTGAAACAGGAACAGCATCTAATAAGCCTAAATTAGAGCTAGTAGTAGCAGATAGAATAGTTTGGGGAGGTGATATTTCATCTACTGTTACAGCTGCTAGGAATTGGGTAGGCGGTGTAGCTCCTACGGCTAATGATTATGCATTGTTTACTAATACCCCTACAAATTACAGCCCAACAGCTGGTACTTTACA